TCTTTCTTTTCTATTACATTTATTTTAGGAACCTCAACTTCTTGTTCTTCACCTAGAAAAAACTCTAACCCATGAGGTAAAATGTAGTCTCTGGGTTGGCTGTTATCTTGTGGGTAAATTACTATTCTTTCTGAAAGTTTACCTGTAGGTTCAGGTATTGTATCTTGACCTTCGTATTTTATATAGTACTTATCTGCATAGCTTTTGTTTATCCAGTAAGTATAATTAAAAAAGACTATACCTGTATATTTTTTAAAGTGGAAGCTGCCTATAGTAATATAAATATTTGTAGCACTTCCGTAACTTGTATCAAAATCTCCTTTTAAACTAAAACCCATTTTTAAATTTTTATATCTAAGTACTTTCTAGTAACTTCTTTTTTTCTTCTATCGTATATTGATAGCACAGCAGTAACTGGTTTAATGTTAGATTCTACTTTTACAACTGCTTTTGTAATTTCACCGTTTAATACGGGGATAGAAGTAAGCCGTCTTGTAGTTAACATAGTCCCTCTATTATCCACTATAGTTAAAAGTATGAAAGATATTTCAGAAACACTAGGAATTTCTTGTAAAATTTCTTTCCATTCATAAGTCCAGTCTAAATTTAAAGTATAACCACCGGTATTAAACTTACGAGCTTCTTTAAAATTATATTTATCATCTATATCATCCCACTTTCCTTTAGGGCATGCTCCTTTTACCGGGGAGAAAACTTTACCCTTTAGTGCGCATCCACATACCTTACATCTTTTTAATCCTAAATTAGTTACTTTAAATTCGCATAGATCACATACAGTTAATCTTTCTGCTGCAAGTTGAGCTTGTGCTTCATTAGGACTAAAGCTGATATTCCATGCTTTGAGTATTTCTTCAATTTTATTCATAACTATTTTTTATTTTAATATGCACCGCAACTATAACATGGATCTGTAAATGCTGTTCCATCCCAGTACCTAACAAAATTACCATCAGAGTAGTATCCCGCAGAGGCTAAAGTAGAACAATTTGAATTTGTATAAATGTTAGTAGAAGAGCAAAAAGTTTGTTCATCTATATAATATGTAGTGTTAGTTGCTGTACAAGCATCACCTGCCGATACGTTAGAATATTTTAAATCATATGGATTACAGTCACAAAAGTACTGTAAGTTTTCAACCCTAGCGAACGCTTTTTTAGTTGTGAGTACAGGTTCAGTTAACGAACATACATTGATAGTCTGCCCAGGAGCTAAGGTATCTGATGCAGGATTTGTTGTATCACAATCTGTATAGTCATACCCAATCGTAGTACCAGAAATATTAGAGAAGTTAGTTATTCTGTATGTATAGCAAAAATTACATTTACCGGATTCTATAACTATACCTTTCAGGTCAATCTTCATAAAAGCATCATTAGTATTACCACGTGTTGATGATAGACTATGATACCCTGCTTTTTTAAGAAGAGGTTTAGTAATCTTAGGATTTAAAAATATTTGACTAGGAAGAGTGTATTGAAGTCCACTTTTAAAATGTGTTTGTGGATTCCTAGCAGGAGGGATACTTCCTGAACCATCGTGCCAAACCGGGATGTTATTAGAACCAGATGTACAACAGTCTTGAGAAGTTCCCCAAGTAGCATCAAATGATGTATATATTGCATTACCAATATCGCTAGTTGCTGGAGGGCATCCTAATCCTGTTTGATTGTCTTCTATAAGAATGTAATCTATAAATTCTGGTGTATATATAAGAGTACCTTGTCCATTATTAGCTGTTGTTAACTCGTCGTAAGTTAAATCATCAGCATCTGCATCATTAGACTCTCTTTTGGCTAAAGTTTTTGTGTAAGAGCTACCTGAGTAGAATACAGAGTAATCTGTACCTGGTAGTCCTCCTCCGGATAATCTTACATAAAAATATCTATTAGCCATTTACTTTTTATAATGGGTTTGTACATGCACCACCAGAACAATTTATAATAGTTGTTACAAATCCAAAGTTATCTACTTCTAATATTTTAACATTACTAGTATCACTAGTTTGTGTTGAAGATGCTGCTACAGCAATATATCCAAACACTTGGCTCAAACTTCCTTCTACATCTGTGATGTATGTACCTTCAGTAATATTAGCATACGTTTCAGTTGAATCTGAACTGTTATTAACAAGATACGAAGTATCTCCCGATTGCCAACATAAATCATCACAATTATATCTAACTTGTGATATAAATACTGTTTCACTTCCTCCGGCAGGAGCAGAACATACAGAAGATAAAATAGCTGAGCCTGTGTAAATGCTTACTCCTTTGTTTGGATTAGGAGAAAAAACTTTACTTAAGGTAATACTTGTAAAATATTGATTAGGTTCAAAATTACCATCAATTATCGGAACAAAATGTCTAGATTTATCCCCAGGTACTGTTGTTCTATAAGTACCTACAGCTCCGGTAGCAGTCCTAACTTCAAAAGCTAAGTCTACTGGGTTTTGAGGTGCTGTAAATGCTGAAGCTGATCTGAACTCGACGTAAACTCCTCTTTCGTTCGCATTTTCTTGCCAGGTACAGTCCTCTTTAAAAGACGGTGTAAGAGTTTTAGTAGGCTGTGAATAGACCGACTCTGGTAGTACTTCTCTTTGCTGACCGGGTGCCCATCTAGTAATATCTGTGTACCAGCCAGTAGTTTGAGAATTAAAACTTCCTGTTGAGCTAACACCTGTACCTGCATAAACTTTTATAGTGGAACTATCGGATACTCTATTAGAACCGGATACTATTATTCTTTTAGCTAAATTATTAGCTAAGAGTTTACTTGTGTCATATAAATGAGTATTAATTACTCTATTAGTTGTAGAATATACAGTCGATTTACTTTCATCACTTATAGCCCACCCGCTAGTAAAATCTAAATTAGAAGTATCCACCGGTTGTCCACTAACAGTATTAGATGAACCTGCTGTGGCCATTACTTCTGATTTTAATATACTACCGCTCTCTACTAAAAAGAAGTCTCTGTAGTTTGCACCTGCGCTACCGGTTGAATAGTATCCGTTTAATATCTTATTTCTACCTCCTTCGTCATAATATAAATCAGTCCCTGCTGTCAATGACCCAGTCCAAAATAAAGGTAAAATCTTAGGATTGTTTTCTACCTTTATAGTATGTGTAAAATAAAATAAACTACTGCTAACTACGTATTCGTTTTCTAAGTCTCCTGGAGTTGAAGAACCAGTTATGTAAGCTCTAGAAGCAGATAGCATTATTGTTGCTTTAGCGTCAGCGTCAGCTTGTGATACATAGCTAGTTAAAAGTCCCTCTTCCAGTTCAACTGAATTTACAAGTACTCTTTCAAACGCTCCTACATTATAACTTACGTTAGCACTTGCAGCTGCGCTAGTATATACTGTAGCTGCAGATACTGTCTTACCCGGTACCGGTTTTCCTGCTTCATAAGGTAAAGTTATTAATCTTTCCCACACTGCGTTATTTTCTGTACTGTCAAATACTTGATCAAATACTATTCCTAATCCTAGTGGGGCATCACTTCTTATTATTTTTTTGTTACCGTCTTCATAATCAAAACCAACTAATCCTGTAACATAATAATAAGATTTACCAGAAACTGTTCCAGAATATAGGAAAGTCTCCAAACCATTACTGTAGTAAGTTCCAGTATCAATTTCTGTGGCTAAATTATCTTTTTTATAAAAGTTATCACCATTTGATATAGTAGGGCTAGAGCTAAATACATTTTTAAGAGAAGGAAGAGGTTCAATTAACCAAGTTTTTTTAAAAATACTAATTAAAAGTAGTACAATAATTACTACAAGTATTATAACAGAAATTATAATACCAGCTGGTGAGCTAAGACCTGCAAAAACTGTGTTAGTTAGAAGACCTCCTGCAGCTTTTTTTCCTGCGATTGTTGCTATAAGACCAGGTATTTCCGTGGCAAGCACAATACTGTTGAATATCAACACTCCTTCGTTGGTTACCTGTTCGGAAGATTTACTAGCTTGTATCAATATCTGTATTAAATTACCGTCGATAAAAGTTGCGTAATTACCGTCATTAAGCCTACTTGTTAAACTATTAGAATATGCTTGACCTAGATGGTATAAAGCGTTAAACCCACCGTTCATAATATAGTGTTTTTTCCCGCTTAAGTCATAATATCTCCATTTCTCAGCAGCTTTATAACCAGATGTAGTATCGGAGGTAACATAGTACCTATATACTGACGGTTGAGGTATTGAAGCATTAGCGTATGTTCTGCTTATTTTTCCTACACTAGGTACAAAAGGTTCAATATTCATCGGAGAATAATCATAAGATGAATCATCGTGCCATTCGCTTCTAATTAATTTTGTTGTAGGCTCTTTTCTTTTTTTTCCTTTTTGATACCAATTGCTGGTAGGGCCTGTATATCTATATTCAGTCTTAGGTTGGGCAAATAATCTTGGTTTTACTTTGACTTTTAAGACAGTACCGTAGTTTCTATCTAACTCTTCTCCTACTTGATAAACAGTAGAGCCGATTCCGTAATAATACGGTAAGGCTGGTTTAGTCATGAGTGCATCAGAATATAAGTATGTACCCGGGGTTAAGCTAGCTAATCTCCAAACTTTAGTTTGGTATGTAGATGATCCGTCCTTAGCATCATAAGGAGAGTAAGGGTGTAAACCTGCTGTATGTTTAACAGGAGTAATATAGTCACAATCAATTATAACATTTACTTCTTCATTTGCATTTGAGTAATTTAAATTAGCTCCTATATCGATATGTAAATTTAATAAAGTAGTTTTAAGTCTTTCTGGTCCGTTTACATTAACAAGTATATCAGTAGTAACTCCATTATACGAATTAGTTTCAAACCATCTAGTATTAGTAAATAAAGCTTGGTCATCAGCGGTTACACTTATTACTGGAGTAAATAAATTATCACTGGTATTTTCATTTAATGTACTTAAAACACTACCATCGGGGGAAGTAAAAGTAATATATCCTATATCATAACCAGGAGATACACTTTGGGATATACTTATTTTAACTATTTTGTGATCTGTGGAAGGGAGCTCTACAGTAGTTGTTAATCTGTTAAACTTTTTGTTATCCCCTCCATAACTATCTTGGTCTAAACCAAAAGGAGTAAAATCTGTCCAATTGCTACTAGAAAAAAATAATGTTGCCATAGTTTAACAATTTAAAGTATTTCCGTTAGGACATGTTATTATTTGTGTAACCACTCCATTTTCAACTTGATAAAATACTCCGGAACCTTCACCTCCGTCAGGGTAGTACCTTCCATCTGATGCTGATACTGATAAACTCTCGTCTAAATACCAGACAGTATCTCCTGCAGCTCCTGTTAAAATAGATTGAGAACCGGTGTAATAAATAGTTACAGGGCCATAGCTTATGGAACTACTAGCACAACTAAAACATACATCAAAAGCAGGAGCTAATAAACTGTGGCTACAGAAAGTAGCAGAATTTATTTCTAGATTATTAAAGAAAGCATAATAGTCCACGCTAGAAGAAACTTCAAAAGTTAAACTCAAGCTTGAAGTAAAAATTGAGTTTGTACCGTTATCTGTTCCCCATCCTAGAAAAGTACTGTTTGTAGCGGGATCTGCAGTACTTGTTATAATAGTGTTTATTGGTACTTCAAAATTAAAATACCTATCTTTTACTAACCCTCCACCAGAACCACTAGATATACTTCCTGATGATATACTTGTTAAGAAAATAGCTTCTAGTTCAACATTAAACGAATTAGGATTATTTACTTCTGTAACATCTATGCCTAAAGGACAGTCTAAATGTGGGAACTCTCTAAACTGTTCAGAACTAGAAATAGAACTCCTTATGTCATTTGCATTTGATACCTTAGCATATCTAGGGCTGAAAAATTTAGCGTCAGCAGGAGTAAGTTTATTTATTATAGTTTCGAAAGAGTCAGAATCAAGTATGTTTCTACCAACAGACTTTACAGCTCCTCTGATACTATCATCAGGATTGCTGCTCGTTGCAAACATGTTAAACGAACCTGATTCTACTATTGGCATAACTTATTTAATTTTTTGTTCTATTACTTCTAATCTTTCACTTAGCTCTAATATTGCTTTATGCATATGTGCCAGGATAGGTCTATCTCTCATAGTTAAATAACCACCGCTTCCACTTTGTATTGCATAAGGGATAGCCTGCTGTACTTCCTGGGCTATAAATCCTGCATCCTGTCTATCTGATTTAATATATTCGTATGATACAAATTGTTTTAATGTTTCTAATCCTTCTTTAATTGGAGTAATTTCGCTTTTTAATCTACGGTCGGAAGTTGTAATAAAGTCGTTTGCATCTACATCTCCTGAGAATAGACCTGCTGAACCGGTAATGTTTCCTTCTATGACTAAATTACCGCTACCGGATATATTGCCTCCTACGGTTAAAAGTTCACCAGGAGTTAATGTACCTATACCGACATTACCTGTTTTTTCAATTCGCATTTTTTGACTGCCTGAAATAGCAAATATCATTGCACCAGGGCCCCCAAAAGATCCTGCAGGGTCTAAATCAAAGTACATTGTAGCAGCAAATACACCAATACTACCTGAGGTTGTGTTGTTGTCAAACTCTATATGTGATCTATTCGTACTACTTTCAAATCTAGCTAGTGGGTTAGTAGTTGTACCTGTAACTTTTAAAATATTTCTTGATAAACTAGATCCGTCGATTGCAAGAGAACCTGTAAAGTCATGAGAATCATCTGCTGTATCTCCAAATTTGGTTGAACCGCTTCTGTATATAATTGAAGAAGATATAAACTCTGTATGAAATTCTTCTGCGGTGATTCTACCGGTTACAGTTAAATCTCCTGTTAACGTATCTGTAGTATTGAGTAAGAAAGAACCTGTTGCTCCGTTAACTGTACTATCTACATATGCTTTAGTAGCAGCATCTTGAGCAGCGGTAGGGTCTGTAAGGCTAGAGATTCTACCTGAAACTGTAAGACCTGTAGTAGATGTTGAAAGTTTTAGTACTTCATTATGTCTAAGAACTACTGCTCCACCTTCGGTAGCTTGTAGCATTGGTCCTCCTCCAAAACCTCCTAGTATGACAGAAGATGCTCTTAAATTTAAAGCTCCAGAACCAGACTGGATAACAAAAGCTCCTGTACCTGATTCATAAATTCTAAGTCGATTATTATTAAATATAGCTTCACTAGTGGAAGAAAAATTAATATCATCGTTAGCTGAAACCGATATATTGGTTCCTCCGGTAGTGTTCCCATTTGCTAATACTTCTGCTAGTGTATCTACACTTCCTGTTGCTGCATTAACAGTACTGTCTACATATGCTTTAGTAGCAGCATCTTGTGCTAAAGTTGGATCTTGTACTTGAATAATTTTAAAACTATTCATGTTTAGTCCTTCGTTACTAAGTCTCGCTATTTCAGTATTACTAGAACCTGATTCAAAAATTAAGCTATTAGTAAATTCTATTTTTGAAGCATTGTCTAATGCTTTTAATTGTAAGTAATTATTATTAGTAGTATCCTGTATATTAATAGTTGGATTACTATCGTTGGTAACATTAAGGTTAACTAAACTACTTACACTATTATTAGTAACATTTACTCTAGAGCTGCCTGAAGTGTATAATTGAATTTGATCACTAGCAAATGCTAATTTAGTATGTTCATCTGTTTTATGTCTAAGTTCATCGGCTATAGTAACTGAAGATGCATCTACAACGTTAGTTACAGTTAAAGTACCTGTTAGAGTATCTGTAGTGTTTAATAAGTATGAACTTGTAGCTGCTTCGATAGCATCTAGCCTACCGTCGTATAGAGTATCAGTACTCTCTAACGAACCAGATTTAGTTTCTAAAGATTGTAATCTACTATCCTGTAAAGTTTGTTCGGTAGATATAGATCCTGTTTCTAATTCAAGTGCATCTAGTCTACCGTCGTATAAATTATCTACACCTTCTAAATCTGTAATTCTTGTACTAAAAGAAGAACTTGGTGCTGAAAAAGCTCCGCTAATGTTAGCTTCTAAAGCATACGAGCTAGTAGCTGCTTCGATAGCATCTAGTCTACCGTCGTATAAAGTATCGGTACTTTCTAAAGAACCTGTCTTAGTTTCTAAAGACTGTAATCTGCTATCTTGTAAAGTTTGTTCGGTAGATATAGAACCAGTTTCAGTTTCTAAACTATCTAGTCTACCGTCATATAAAGTATCAGTACTCTCTAATGAACCTGTTTTAGTTTCTAGAGCTTGTAGTCTATTATCTTGTGTAGACTGCTCACTGGCGATCGAACCTGTTTCTAGTTCTAATGCATCTAATCTAAGATCTTGTAGAGTATCATTAGTTTCTAAAGTAGATACCCTAGTACTAAATGAACTAGAAGCAGCAATAAAGTCTGAAAGTAGCGTAAATGAACCGGATAAAGATCCTGTTGATACCGGTGTTGCTACACCGTCGGCATTACCAATCCATAAATAATTTTCTTGTATATTAGGTACATCGTTAGCACGACCGGCTCCTGTGATTACTCCAGAACCGTTTGCCGCATCTACTTTAATTACGTTACCTAATTTTTGTATAAAGTTTGTACCGGTTGGTTTTACATTTGTATACCCTCCTGATGCTCCTACATAAACACTATCTCCTGCTGCAAATTGAGAGGTGTTTACATTATTTATGAATCCTGAAAGAACAGCATACCCTTCCTGGTCAAAAGCTAGATCTTCATCTAGTACGTATGCTGCAGGCATTCTATCGGCTCTGGAGGCTGATGCTGCATATACATGGCTAGCATTTCCTGTAGAGCCTGAAACGTATACTGGTGTTCCTTTTACAAGTGTTTGAGATTCTTTATTCTTTACAAGTTCATGAATATGATTACCTGTGGTATCTAAAGTAAATGTATCTCCGTTATCTTTCGTAAAAGTAATTTCTGAGAAATCATTTGATGCTGTTACAAGACCTTCAGCAAAATGTGAGGCTGACTCAGCTGTAGCAGTAGTAATAACTACATCGAATGTACTTGCATCTCCTTTTGTGAAAGTTATAGTACTTCCGGCTGCAGATGCAGTACTAATTAAACTACCGGTAATATCTGCTATTTGATTACTAGATGATACAAGTGTTGGTTTATTAGCAACGTTATCATATTCAACATACGATGCAGTTGCAGATAGTAAAGTAAAGGATGAAGTAACTGCTGTTTCACCATTTGCTACCGCTATGTAGTCTACACTAGAACCGGGATAAAGACCCCAACTTCCTGTTGTGTACGTGCTGACTAATCTAAATCCTGTAGGAGTTTTATTTTCAGCATAAACATCTCCAAATAGCCCATTATTTGTTAAAGCTACACTATAATTCGATGAACTGAATGGTGTAGCAAAGGTTACGTCAAAGAAACTATCATTACTCCCAGTAGCTTGAAAAGAAGCAGAAGGCACATTACCTACCTTAGTATTCAGACCTAAACTTGAAGAACTAAATACTGTTATAGGAAACGTCGAACCATCTCCTTTAGTAAAAGTAATTGTATCCCCAGTAGCAGAAGCAGTAGTTATTAAACTTCCAGTTATATCAGCTATTTGATTACTAGATGATACAAGTGTTGGTTTATTAGCTACATTGTTATATTCAACATAAGATGCAGTGGCGGATAATAGAGTGAATGAAGAAGTAACTGCTGTTTCACCATTTGCTACCGCTATGTAGTCTACACTAGAACCCGGTATATTACTCCAATTTGTAATAGTGGCATCTGCCCAAATATCAAACCCAGAAGTAGTTTTATTTTCAATAGAAAAGTCATCTAATTGTGCATATAACTCTTTATTAGCGTTTGCAAGTTGGAGAGATACACCGTAATCTGATGAACTAAAAGGGGTTGCAAATGTTACTGAGGCATAACTATCACTACCTGTTGCTTGAAAAGAAGCAGAAGGCACATTACCAACCTTAGTATTTAATCCTAAACTTGAGGAAGTATAGATTGTTATAGGAAAAGTTGAACCATCTCCTTTAGTAAAGGTTATCGTATCCCCAGTAGCAGATGCAGTACTAATTAAGCTACCGGTTAAGCTTGCAACTTGAGCACTAGAAGAAACTAAAGTCGGTTTATTTGCTACATTATCATATTCGACGTAAGAAGCTGTTGCAGATAATAAAGTAAAAGATGAAGTAACTGCTGTTTCTCCGTTTGCTACAGCTATGTAACTAATATCATTGTCAAAGGATCTATCATTAGCTAGAACTGATATAGATGTGTCTATTAATACTCCAAATCCTGTAGTTGTTTTATTTACAACAGCAATCATGGGAGCTGTAACTAACCGGTCAAAAACTGAACCAGTAGCAAGCACATTTGGGTAATGAACTACTACCTGGTAATCTGACGAACTAAAAGGTGTTGCAAATTCAACACTAGCAGATGCCTGGGTACTACCTCCGGGACTGTAAGCAACGAATGAAGAAGTTGGTATAAAACCTACCTTAGTATTTAGTCCTAAACTTGAGGAAGTAAAGATTGTTATAGGGAAAGTTGAACCGTCTCCTTTAGTAAACGTAATCGTATCACCAGTTGCAGAAGCCGTTACTAAACTACTGCCGGTTATCCCGGAATCTGTTAAAGAACCTGTAGCTGCTTCAATTGCATCTAATCTAGCATCTTGTAATGCCTGTTCTGTTGCAATAGATCCTGTTTCTAATTCAAGAGCATCTAATCTACTCTCTGCCGAACCAGTAAAAGCATTAAGTGAAGAAATATCAACTTGAGCTCCTACTTCAGTCCAGTTACCTGCCTGGCTTGGATCACTAGCATTAGTCAGTACATACAGAGTATCGTTATCACGTTGATAAACTAATAAACCTTCATATACGTTGGCGGCAGATAATCCTAAACGAGCAGAAGAGTCTGCAACGGAAAACCTTGCATCTGCTGGTTCGTTGTTCGTTATATTAAAGCCGCCAGGTAGTACTATCGCCATATCTTAAACTTCTAAATCATAAGTTATACTTGTACCAGCTCCTCCGGCTTGTAAGTCGTTAGTAATATAAACAGTATAGTCCCCAACTGTAGATTTACTAAATTGACCAAATACTCCGAATCCGCTTGTAGTTATATCGGTTAAGTCGCTTTGACTTGAATTGTAAATTATGTAATGATACTTATCCCCAGACCAGCTAAAGGTTCCACTATCTCCGTTTGGATTAACAGTACCTTTATTTACTGTACCGGCGCTTCCTCCTAAAGTTGTATCCCAAGCATCTAAATTTTCAATTTCGCTTTGAGTAAGACTAGATGAAGCTAAAGCTCCGTATCTAACACTTCTAATAATAGAATAAGTTCTATTACTCTGTTTATTGGTAAATATCTGCGGTATGTTATCTCCAGCAGGAGATTCATAGTTAGCAGTAGTAGTGATCGAAAGACTTGCTGAAAAGCCTGTTGTAGTAAATGGAGATGAAGGCGGAGCAGTGGTTAGACTTGTCTGGGTCCATCCATTAGCTGTTCCGTAAGAAGGTGTAAATGAAATACTTCCCGTCGCTCCTTGTTCTATTTGATTAGAAGTTGCACCTAACTGAACTGTAGCTGTATAGCTAACTGATGGATTTGTTGGTTCTACTTTAGACAAAGTGCCGCTTACTGTTACTGAACCGGTAAATATTGAACTATCTAACGGTGAACTAGCTGTATATTCTAATCTGTAATCTTGAGAACCTGATGTGGTAGGTGAATTAGAAAGGGTTGTTCCTGTTCCAACTTCTGTTATGAGGACAGAACCGGTGAATAAAGAAGCAGATATGAGTGTGTACCCTTGATTATTCCAACTACCATTAATAGTGTAATTATCATTTACGTTATTAAATCTGTCTGTTTCAAACCCACTTAAGGTTAAACTCAGATCTGAAGGTACTCCTGGAGCGCCAAAGATAAATTTTAATCTTCCTGTTGTAAAGTCTACTGATACGTTATTATCATAATCTATTACCTCAATTTCTGTAAGAGATTGTGAAGTACTTTGTGATATGTAGTTTACTCCGGATGCACTTTCAGATATAAATCCAAGAGCGGTAATTTGAGCCGACCTAGATATAATACCGTCAGGTTTATTTTCTACATTATCCCATTCCACAAATGATGCAGTAAGAGCATAAGAAGAGGATACTATTCCTGTTAAACCAGAACCATCTCCTATGAAACTACCTGTAAATGAACCAGTATTATAAGAACTTGTAAAGTCGTTTAAGCTTTGACTATGGATATAAAGGTTTGTAAGACGGTCTTCAACCGATCCTGTCCAAATTAGTAAATCACCAAAGATTAAAGAACCGGTATTGCTATTTTCAAGTATAGTTATTCTATTACCTATGTCGCTACCATTGAGCAAAAGGTTCGCTCCAGTAATATGTAATGCTCCAGATACCTGCATAGTATTAGATGAAGCATCTAACCTAGCTAGTTCAACTCCTGACTGTCTAAATATCAGGGAACCGGATAATAACGTATCTTTTAACGGCATCTTTAAATATTATTTAAATTACTAGTTGTCTCTGAAGTTACTTTCACAGCAGATTTACTGTATAGCTTCTTATTATTAAACGACTGTGCATTAATAGCATCAGTAATAATATGTCCTAATAAATTAATGTTAAACTCTGTTTTAACTATCCTATCATTACCCTGTACTATTTCTGTTGACGTAGTATAAGTATCAATCATAGCTCTAAATCTAAATTTAGAAGGATCGCCCCAATATGAATCAGAAGCAAAGTTTATGCCTTCTACAATTTTATTGTTTTGTTCTATATAATCTGTAAAAATTATACAGCTATATACTATATTTACATAATCTGGTATGGCTACAGCATAGTATTCTTTTGCTGGCTGTCTATTATTCAACACGCCAAATCTATCGTATACGTTTTTCTTAGAAAACTTCTTTTCAAATATACCAAAGTTTTGTGGATTATTACCGTCTAGTTTATTTCCTAGGGTTCTATTCTTTTCTATACTGTCTCTTCTAAATACAATAAGTGGTGCTTGCATCTTACCGTTTTTATCACGGTAATAACCGTCTTTCTGCATGGCTGCCCAACGTTCAGGAGAACCATATACAAGTGGTACGTTTACTTTTTTCCCGTTTTGAGTTACAGAAGGTTTTAATACATCGTTAAAGTAATAGTAAATAGCTTCATCAATGTCTTTTATACCTATAGATAAGTTCTTTACATTATCATTATCTCTTCTTATTTGATTTGCACGGTTTTGAAGATCAGGTACACCAGCTTTGCCCTGTATTTCTACTCCAGTATCTGGGTTTTTATAGGGCTGTATAGACTCTTGGGAAAGTCTTCCTTGTGATTTAGGAGCTAGTGGTTTATCTGCCATACTTTCTACTTACATGAGTTCTAAATTGTTTCTTGAAAGAGGCAAAGATATCAAAAAGCTTTTCTAACTTTTGATCGTCCGGATATTTTTTTAATACGTCTTTATACTCATCGTAGGCTTTGTCTATAGCTTTATCTACACCCCTTAAAGGAGTATATTCTATATCCCAAGATATAGTACCAGTTTCAGGATCTACTCCTGTTTTTTTTGTTTTAAAGTTAGGAGTATCTTGTACCCATCCTTGTTCTAATATATCTTTTATTTTCATCTTACTATATTAAGTCCTACTTTATCTGCTCTAGTTAAATGACAATCTACTATTATAGATAGAGAAGAGCCAAAATTTTCACCGTAGGTAGCAAGGTTATAACTCTTATCTCTACCTAAGAATAACTCATTTTCTCTTACTGTATCTACTTCGTAGTAGTCATTGTGCCATTCTACTATATCACCTACTTCAGGAACAACAGAAACATCAACTAAATCCTGTCTTATAAACGCAAATGATGCTTCTCTACCTAAATCAGGTCCGAATTCCTGTATATCAATTACTTGATCGCCTCTAGTTATTAAGCAATTAAGTTTAATAGCGTTCCAAAAAGATTTCTGAAGAGATTCCCCATATAAGTTAGTAGCAGAATCTTCTAAACTAAGTTTATGATAAAGAATTTCTTGCTCTACTATATCTTTTACTAGTTCTCTATTTATATTTACTAGTAAGTTAAAATCTCTATTACTTCCGAATAACATCTACTTCTTTTCTATTGTGTTGTCTCCTATTTTTACTACTTTAATAGGAGGGTATTTACTTAAAGCATTATTTTTTAAAGCGTTAAATGCTTCTGTACCGCTTTTTTGTGATATAAGCTTAACTTTTAAGTTTTCTCTACCTTTTCCCATATCACCAGCAAGAGTTACAGTAGTAACACCAGGTAAAGCTCTGATTAATTCAGCAACTTTACTAGTATTCTCCCCGTCATAAACTACTTGTATCATACCTTCATAGGTAAAAAACTCTATTTCTGATATTATGTTCGCTAATTTCACTATCCTATATAAATTGTATAAGGAACATCACTTAAAGTCTTCCTTAAATTGTCTGATTCTGCTGCTTTTCTTTCTAAAAGTGAAGATCTTGAAGTCTGATCAAGCATTTCACGTAAATTTTCTATCAAAGCTGTTTTTTCTGATCTAGCATCAGTTAAAAGGTCGGCTTGATTGAGAGTAGCTTCTGATCCAGGTACTGGTACTGTTTGGTACTTACCTCTTACATAAGCTAACAGCTCTTTTGCTAATGCTAATGTATATCTATATATCCAGTCCCTACCCACACTATTAATTTGAGTATATTGAGGGTTTGAATAAGGTACTTCTCCTACATTAGTTATCAATCCTGTATTAGAACCATCAGTAATCTGTGTTTTATCACTTACTTTGTAGTATTCAAATCTTAAATTATAATTTGTTGTAGGTATAGGGAAAATAGTTAATTGATTATTAACTAATTCGAAAGAATAGGACGATCTTCTTATCTGGTCATTAAATTCTATAGCTTGAACCTTTAACATGTCATAAGAAGCAGGCATTAACAAGAAATTTACCCCTGGGCTAAATGATCCAAAGTCAAAAGCATCCATTAACGACTGAATACCTGTGCCAGTACCTGCGTACGGATCAAAATAACGTAAAATTGCAGGTGGAGCATCATAAAATACTCTTCTTATCTCAATTCCACCTGTAATTCCATTATCAAGTGCCCATTGATCTAAATCATACTGCTGTTGTGATGCAGTTACTCCTAGAGAACCAGTAAATTTAGTTACAAATCCGCCCACTTCAGCTTCAGTACCGTAGTTCTTACTAATATTAATTATCCTGTCTAAAGTAGGATTAATTACTTTATTGTTAGCTGAACTTCCAGTGCTTGAGCCCTCTAAAGATAGGTAATTTTCCCTTATTTTATATTGAAATACTTCGTTTCCATACGTAGTAACAGCTTCTTCAAAACAAGCATAAAGCGAACCCGATTGTAATTCTACATCCATCAATGGGTATCCTAGTCTTGTAGCACAAAAAGATGCTACCTTATCAGCATCAGTTTGAAAAGCAGTATCTGTATCGTAAAATCCGAATGGTGTCTGCCCGGATGTGAAAGTTGAGCTACCATTCCATATAGATATATTGGCCATTTATTACAGTTTTATATAAATAGCAAAAAAAAAAGAGGCCCGAAGGCCTCTCTTTATCTACATCCTAAAGGTAAGATTAGATCTGAGCTAAGTCAGAAATAAAGATTTTACCGTAGAATTCAGGTCTGATCATCTTCTTAGCGTATCTTGTCATTAGACCTTTTCTTGGAGTGAAAGTGTCTGGATCGTACACTAGAGGAGTCATCATTAATGGTACATAAGGTGCATATACAGCTCCTGTTTCTAGGAATTGTGAACCTCTGAAACCTAATAATAAGATGTTCTCAGTCATGTATGGGTTTTTGTATACTTTGAATCTGTTCGCTAACGAACCTACTCTTTGTACTCCCATGTTGAATTCCATTGCATCTCCGTCAGTTGCAGCAGCATATCCAGGAATAGATTCTAGGATAGTAGCTACGTTTGGTGAACATACGATGAAGTTAGCACCACCTCTTAAAGTTTTTTGGTGGATTTTGTTAGATACTTTTTGAACTTTAGTTCCTAAAGTTTGGAACCACTGTCCTTGAGTATTGTAGAAATCAGAAGTAGAAGTAGACCAAGCATTGTTTAACCATACTTTGTTGTTTTCTGCTGACCATCTTTCTGTAGTTCTAGCATCTTGGATAAGCATGTCTAGGATCTCAAGATCAATCTCCATAGAGATATACTCACTCAATAATGAAGTTAACTCAGCCTCAGCGTCGATGCTGTGGTAAGCGTTAAGATCTTGAGCGAATTCTGGAGTCCATTGTGCTTTTAGTTTTCTTGTCTTAGCAACAATCGCCTCAGAAGCAAGTTTTACGTCGATTTCTGGGATAGTGATTGAGTTATCTACTACGTTAGTACCTGCAGCTTCAAAGTCTCCTCTGTCATTGTCTACTGGCTGTACGTGATATAGTACTGATCCGTTAAATACGTTGTCAATAGTAGTATCAGATTTCTTAACAACGAAAGTAACGTTGTTTCCAGATACTGTTGTGTACTTAGCGTAATTAGTTACGTTAGTAGATCCAGATAAGATTTGGAATGCTCTAACACCTAAGCTATCAAAGTTAGTTGATGACATATCTACTGTTACTGTGTAGAAGTCTCCAGGATTAACTCCGTTTTCATAAGCGATAGAAGCAGAAGTTGCAGATCCTGTAGCGTTTGAAGTTACAGCTAAAGAATTTTGGTTGATTGAGTAACCAAATTTACCAGCACCGTAAAGACCTCCGTCTACTTCTTCGTCTACTCCAATTTTAGCAGAAGCAGAAGAAACATTACCGTATAGGTTGTCTCCATCAGCTCTACCGTTAGTTGCAGTTCCGTATTTAAAGTCTAGATAGAATACTAGACCAGATGGTAGGTTCATTGGTTGTACTGATACGAAGTCTTGAGCTACGATTTGAGCGAATACCTTTCTTACTAAAGGTAAAGCTACACCTGCCCACTGCTCTCCAGCACCTGCACTAAATGTTCCACCACCTACATTTGTTGTGTTAGCTTCTGCTACGATTTGTTTTGCTTGGTTTTCTAAGATTACTGCCATGTTACCTTGTACACGTGCATCTTCGATACCTTCTAACAATCCAGAAGAAGCCCACTTGTCTGCTAATCTAGCAGAGTCAGCTTGCATACTTTTATAAGTATTCGAGCTTTCTAATAGGTTTTTAATTTCCATAATTGAAATGAGTCGTTAATTATTTAATAATTCCAGCTAATTTTTGCATTCTTAGAACAGCTTCTGAAAGTACAATGTTTTCTGCTGGCTTATTAGCAGTAGTTCCTGTAGCTTTAGATGCCATTCCTTTAAATTTAGATTCTGAAACGTTTTCTTTTTTAGTAGTAACTACATTTTCAGAAACTGTTTCAAAAACTAATTTTACTTCTTTTACTGTTTCGGCTTTGTCGAAAGCAGCAATAATGTTTACTTTTTGAGATTCAGATAAAGTGTTTGCTTTAAAGATTTTGTTGACATAAAGTAATTTAGAATTCAATAGATTTACTTCTGAAAGTTCTTGTTTAAGGCTTTCAACAGTTTCTAAAGCTTCTTTAAGAGTGTCGTTTACGTTGTGGTCTTTTGTATCAGATTGTGCTTCTACTTGATTTGCAGTATCTTCTTCAACTACCTCTCCGTCTACTTCTTCTTTTTTACCTTCTTCAACTTCTTCTTCACTAATACTTTCTAGTTCTCTTAAAAGTTCGTCTAAATCGATTTCCTCATCATCAGCAGCCGGTTCTTCGATTGCTTCAGGCTCATCACCTAAACCTTCGATATCACCTGCATCTAAATCAGCACCGATTTCTTCTTCACCATGTCCCATTTCTTGTGAAATGATGTCACGGATAAGATCTTTAAACTGGTCAACGCTAAGGTCTCCCAAGTCTTCGTCACCTTCGACAGCTTCAGCATCGTCTTCAGATTCTTCTGAATCATCCTCTGCTTCTTCTTCGTCAGCAACTTCTTCTTCTTCAGCTTCGCCAACTGGTTCTACTTCTGTAAGTTCTTCTTCTACTGTTTCTTCAACAGATTCTTCTTTAGAGTAATCTCCTTCTTCTAGCTCTTCTTCGATTTCGTTTACTACTTCTTCTTCGACAGATTTATCTTCCATTTCTTGAAGTTTAGCAGCCAACATATCTTTTAAGTGCGGAGTCAAAGATTCTTCTAAAGCTTCTTTTGCGTTAACAATAGCAGCTTCTCTTACAGATTTAGCTTCAGCAATAGCTTGCTTGAATAAATCTTTGTTTGACATTTTGACTAAAAATTTGTGGTTTCGTGCGATTATTTAGAATCGCAATGTGAAGTTAATTTTTTTATCGATACAGTATAAGTGACTGTATATTCTTATATAAATATATACTATTTACAAAAACAAGAAACCCGGCTGATTGGCCGGGCTTTAAAGTGTAGCGGTGTTAAATTTTTAAGAATCTAAAAGGTCTTTTATTTCGTTTTTAAAAGCATCTTCTTTAGTAAGTTCTGCTACTTCTTCATTTTTCTTTTTATTTTTAGCATGGCCGTGATTGCTTTCAGTTAAAACTTTTAATTCCTCTACTGGGATGTTTTCAACTGTTTTGCTTCCTTCTTTGAAGAATACGTCGTAATGAGTAACTACATGCTTACCTTCAGCGTTTTCTACTAAAGTGTGCTGTCCTTCTAAACAGATACCATATCCGTAAGTTTCATGTACTACATGTGCAGCACAATCATGCTCGAATCCTGGTGCAGACTCTTCTACTTCTTCTTCGTTAATTTCTTCTTCTACTTGTGCAGGAACAGGTCTTTTGTTCTCTGCTAAAAATTTTCTTAAATTAAACTCGTTTTTCATAATTATGATCTTAAAATGTCGTTAATAATATTATCTAGATTAGCGTATTTTGACACTTTTACTTTTCCTTCATTTAATGAAATAGGGTTCATAAAAGCCCCATGTGTTGAAGGATTAGAAACAAAGTCCCAACATACTAATTCAAAATCAGGTTGAACTTCTAAAGTACCCTCATTTGTTTGTTGTACTGATCCAGTACCTCTAGATGATATACCGATAGTATGCCCGGCCTTAATAATTTCTTTTACAATGTTACCTGCAGGTGTATTTAGTAGTTCTACTTTACCCATTAGGTCATTTCCTTTCCACCAAAGTTCTTTTACAATATGAGAAGCGTTCTTTAAAGATACCACTGGTGATTCTGGATGGTCTAATTCTCCAAAAGCATTGCCGTTGTCAACAAACTCTTGCATGTACTTTTTAGCTTCTCTTTCTAGAATAGCTTTTGAATAAACACGACCATTTTGATTCTGAGCTGTTGCTCTTTGCATCACACCTTCAACCTCGAATACACCAGGTCTGGTTTTCGATTCTTTGATCGTAGGTCTAAATGGCGTAACGTCTACTAATAATTGTGCCATGTTATTTTTCGTTTTCGTTAACAGGTGTAAACATTGTTTGCTTAGGCTCTTCTTCGATCTCTCCTGCTGCTCTAGCTGCATCAATTTCTGCTCTTGAGATTGTTTTTACTTTAGGGGTATCTAATCCTTTTGTAAATCCTACTTTTGTTACAGGTCTAAGATCTTTATTGAAAGCTGATTCAATAGCTGGTGCTAAGAAACCTCCTACCTTAAGTCCATCTTCATTTCTAATCTCACCTAATCTATCATATACCTTTTGGATTTTATTTCTAGTATTATCATAGTACTTTTCAATATCTGTTACTATGTTTTCAAGGTCTAAGATAGCGCTTTTCATTCCTTCAAAGCCTGCATAATCATCGGCAATACGAGCTAATTCTTGAGTAGCAGCTTCATTAAGCATATCTTCATTAAGTGTCTTCTTAATAATCTTTTTTATAGCTTCTTTTAACTGCTCTTGTTTACCCATAGCTTTTTTGATAGCTTTGTCTTTAGCAGCCATATAATCATCTCCATCGATGTCTCCATCTCCGTCGTGATCTTTACCTTTCTTTTCAGCCATTCTAGAAGGTCCTGCTCCGAATTCAAAGTCAATTTCATATTCTTGACCAATAAATTCCATTACCTCCATTGCTTCTTCTTGTTCACTAAAGCCTGAATCAGCAGCTTTATCTCTAATGATGGATTTAATATCTTCTCCTGATCCTCTATATTCGTTTACTTCTTCTTCTTTCTCGTCTAGTCTATCGTAGTTTGCATCAATATAGTTATCAAACTCAGCAATAGCGTCTTCAGGTCCTACTTTACCGACTTTAATTTCTTGCTGATGTGTCTGTAGGAAGTCTTTTAATAGTACGTTAAATCCAGGAATCTCGCCATATTTAGCTCTAATCTCTCTAGCTACAGCTATAATGTTTTCCTTAGGATCTTCTTTGATCATACCTTTTGCTTTCTTAGCATCTTTCTCGATTTGATCTCTTTCTTTATCGGCGATTGATTTTGGAAGTTCTTTCTTTCCGGCTTCTTTTTTTTCTTTTAATCTTTCGATAGCAGTATTAATTTGCTCTTCTGTATATCCTTCTTTTAAGGTAGCTTTTTTAAGATCGTTGAAAGTATCTTTATCAGCAGCTCCTCTTTTTACCTCTTTAGGTTGATCGTTTTTATCGACATGAGAAGAATCTTTAGCTAGAAGGTTAATATAGTGATTAGGATCTTTTTCTAAATTATCTTTAGCTTTTTTCTCAGCTTTTAAATAATCTTCAGGTGAGACTCCTAAATGAGGTAGTTCAATACCTGAAGCGTTGAGCTCTGCTCTTATACCCCTATCCAAGGTGTCAAGTGAATAAGTTAAAGCAGGTCTATCGTCGTATACTTTTACATTTTCGAATGCCTTTTGCGGAGCTTCGAAAAGCATGTTTCTTGTTTTTAGAATACTAACTGTACTGTCAAATCCATCGTAGTTTGATACAAACATAGGATATTGTTGTCTCATTTGACGTACAAATTCTTTTTTTGACATAGTACCTTCTTGTACGGCTCTATACTTTTCTGTTACAGTTATTGCTCTCATATTTTATAAATAGTCAAATCCTTTCGTATGCGACGGCCTCTTTGGCCTACTTACTTGCTTGTAACCTATTTTAGTTAATGTCTTTTTTGCTCTATGTTCTTTACCGAATGCTTTAGGAGTTGCATATTGAGCTCCTGCACCGGGGGTAAATGAAGCACCGCCTGCATTAGTAACGTTAGCTTCATCTAACTCCTGCATTACTTCTTTAACTAGTACTACAAGATCTGCTCTTTTCATTACAGGTTCTTTAGCTCATTTACTAGTTCATAATACTGCATTAAACTTACTAGATGATTATCGGTAATTTTTTCCTTTTTCTCAATAGGTTTAATACTTTTAGATATTTCATCTAATTTAATCTTTATTACTTCGTCCTTAACTTTACTACTTAATTTTTTAACCTCATTAGAAATGCTTTTAAGTTCTTCATTTACTACTGTGAATAAACGTGTATTAGAATTGACAGAAGTAATAAATTCTCTAAGTATATTTTTTTGCTGAGGGAGTAGCTCTCTATATTTAGAATTAAACTTTTCTAATAGGATCTTGAATGTAAGTAATCGTAAATCTTTTTCATATTTACCGTACTCTTCAATAATAGTTTCTTTTACTTTATCTTGATCTTGAGAACTAGAAGTTAAATGTTCTAATAGAGTAGTCTTATTATCGACTAGTATTTGAGGATTAACTAAGTTACTAGCGTTTTGAGCTTCAAGTAAACAGTATAATGCAGCCAATGGTTTATAGTCTCTAACCTGAATACTAAAGAAGTCTTCAATATTATAGTTTTCCTTGATTTCAGAAATGAGCTCGTATTTTAGCTGTTTAAGTTTTTTCTGATCTATCTTTCTAGAAACTTCTGTTATAGTCGAAAGAATAGCTTCAGCTTTACTTTGACTAACATTTCTATTTTTTATAATAAATTCATACAGTTTGAACTCTCTAGATAGGGTTGTTTTACCGGCGAAATACTTCTTTATCATACTAATAGCAGCTGATGGGCTGTTACTGAGTGTATCGGCGGCAATTTGCTTAACTAAAAGTTCAAAAAGTAAGCCGGTATTTTTAAATTTGGAATGCTTAATCTTCATTATACACGTTTACTATATATAAATATGTATTAATTACCTAAATCTTTGATGTTGTCTTCATTGAGTAATTCCGGTTCAACAACATCAGATTTATCGAATACAATATTTTTAAGGGATTCTTTATTTTTTAAGTAAACTGCTTGGGTTTTATAGCTTTCCATAACGTTATCGTTGTCAGATGGATAACCTCCTTTCATACCGTGTTGCCCTAAAGGGTCTCTTCCTCCTAATGCATCATTAGTACCGTATATAGAAGCTTTTTCTCTAGGTCTACCGCCTTCAGGTCCAGGTTCTCCCCACTTAGGTTCCATTTCTGAGTAACCTTGTGGTAGTTCATCTGGTGATCCTCCTTTAGGTGTATTTGTAGCTCTTCGACCGTACATCGATGCAAGGTCGTGAGGTGTACCGTAAGTAACGCCTGATTTAGCAGGATCGTTTCCTTCGTTTTCAATCTGTGCAATTCTAAAGTTTCTCTTGCTATCTTCTCTTACTAGTTCTCTCATTTCCATATATTGGTCTTCAGATAAGTCAAATATATTTTCATAGATGTAATCTGAAGAGAATAGCTTAGTATCTTTCATTTGATTAGCAAGATCAATCTTCTCTTTTAATAAAGCGACTTTTTCTTGTTCAAATATAATAGATGGAGTGGTAAGTTTGACCTCAAAGTTAGTTAAGCTCTCTCCAGTAAATCCTTGCGTGTATAAATGAACCAAAGCAATTTTAGTGAGCTCTGATTCTAAAATTTTCTGGATGCGTTCTACAGTTCTTGCAAATCTAATATCTTCTGCTGCAAGTGTTGCTTTTCCTTGTAAGTCTCCTTCATAACCAAAATATGCTTTTGGAATCTTAAGAGCTGCAAACATCTTCTGTAGTAAATAGTTTACATCGGTAATACCGTCGTAATCTAATCCTTTAGTAGTTTCAATACGAGTAGAAGTATCTCCTCCTCTAACTGGTAGGTAGAAATCTTCCATCATATTCTGCATATTGAAACGTAAGTTGTACTGACCATCATCTCCGATATAAGGAGTCTTTTTCATTTGATTGATAGTCTTTTGCATAAACTGCTCTACCTCTTGTGGTGGAATAGCCCCTACGTTAATGTAGAACATTCTCTTTTCTGGAGCTCTCATGATTCTATGAATTAACATAGCATCTTCCATTAAAGTAACTTGCTTAAAGATCTTTCTAGCAGGCTCTAAATAAGAACGTCCATAAGGAAGGTAGTTAGTATCAGAGATTAATCTAAAGTGTGCAATTTCGTAGTTATCAAATTCAACTACTCTCTGCTCTGCCTTTCTTTTAGGCATATAATTCGGATGCTGAGATGAAGCTAAACCGTCTGGGTCTAGTTTGAATGTTACTTTAGCTGGATTGTCAGGATCTAATCCTTCCTCTCTCACCATGTGGTAAACTGTATAAGGTAGAACATTATAAACTCCGAACTTCTCTGCTATCTCAAGTTTTAGGAAAAAGTCTCCGTATTTACACATGTTCCGAGTCCATGACCATAAGTTAAACTCGATGTTTAACACATCGTAAAATAAGTTATAAAGTACTCGTTGAATATTTTCGTCTGTAGATTTAATTGATAAAATCTCATTTTGATCATTTTTTACTGTTGATTCGTCAGCTAAGATGTCTAATGCAGAAGCAATAATTGGATCAGTATCCATAGCTTCATAATCAGAATATAATTGAATCCTTAACGTCTGGTAGTTAAGGTTCGGATTAAAGATATTTTTGTTATTGTAAATATACAGACGGCTGAATCTATCAACTAAGGAATTTGTCTGGTATCTACCTGTAGATTGTATTTGATTTACATCAGCAATTTTAAGTTCATCACCTCCTACATTCCTAACAATAACGTCATTAGAAAATAATCTTCTTAATCTGCCAAATAATGAAGTGTCCGCCATTCCGGTATATTTTATATATAAATAGTTCTATTTTAACAGCCAGCGAATATCTTCTTCGCCATAGGCTGTCTTAGTAAGATACGGATTTTCTCTCTGGATAGCAACATTTGTCATTACAGCTTGGTTCCTGGCGTTAAGATTATTAAAAGAAGATAGCTGTGCTCTAGCTAAATCCATACCTTGCTGTCTTAATCTAAGAGCAGTATCACGTACATACAGAGCTGTTGCACATGCCATTAAAAGGTCATCGTTATATCTGTCCTGTGCTTGAGCTTTACCGTTTTTCCAAACAAATACTCTCATTTCAGACATTAAACGTTTTGATTGAATAGTAACTGATTTCTCTCTTATGTACTCAATCATTTTGGCAATAACTAAAGGTCTAGTTCTAGCAGACATTGTAAATCCAGGAACTAATTTATCTCTTTCAAATTTATTCATATATGATTCTACTGATTCCATATTGGCTGTAGAACTATAATATAAGTTTCTATATTCTCTTTCAAGGATCTGCTCAATAGTAGCCCATCCAATGTTTGCATTTTCTACTACAAGTAATGCATCGTTATACTCTGATGCTATTCCTACAAGTACGTTACCAAAATCTTTAGGTGAAAGTTTACCTTTATATTCAGCAACTTGCGTACAAGATTCGATATCAAATATATGGAATGCAGAGTAGTCAGTTGAATCACCTCTAGCGACGTCAGCTACAACCATATACGATTTCATATAATCTACTCCTTCCCATACCCATAAGTTACCGTCGACACCTCTTCTTTCTAAAGGATCTTTTTCATAGGTCTGTTCATAATAAGCCATATCATCTGGTTCAAATACTGTATCACCGGAAGCTAAGAAGTCACAATCACATTCCTGTCCTGCCATTCTAGGGCCAAGGTCAGCATCTTGTTGATCTCTCCAAGCTTGATTTCTTTCTGGATGTACTGTCCAAGGTAGTCTAATAGGTAAAAATGAGTTTTCTTTTGATTCAGCTTTTTCCCATGTTTGATGGAACCAGTTACCAATACCGTTAGGGGTAGATAATGCCATACACTGTCCACCGGTAGCTAGTGTTTGCTGTGCTGCAGTAAACGTTTCTTCAATATTATCGATAAACGCTGCCTCATCTATTAGTAGTAGCGATACTGCTTCTGATCTTGCAGCATCTGCATTAGATGACTTAGCTGTTATTTTAGAACCGTTCTTTAACCTTAGTGATAATTTGTTTTTCTCCTTGGCAGGTAGCTTTAGCCATCTTGGTAACTCATCGTACATAAACATCGTCTTAGATACTAGGTTACGTGCAGTTGCCTGGGTAGTTGCTAATGCTAAGACGTTTTTATCTTTATGAAATAACATCAGCCACAAAGAATATGCTGCAGCTAAAGTTGATATACCTAGCTGTCTAGACTTAAGAGTAATAATATATTGATGGTCTTTAAATAAATGAAGAACTTTACCTTGAAATGGATAAAGATTAAATAAGATTCGGCCACGTGTAGGGTGCTGAATATAGCAGTACTTCTTCATGAAGTACGCCGGATCTTTTGCGCACTTGATGTACTCTTGTGCGATTAGTTTTTTTATGTCTTGTGCCATAACTATTTTTATCCAAAGATAGATTTAAAATCTACTGCGATTTCACCTCCTTTTATTTCTACTAAATTTAAAAGATCAGCTTGTCTCAATTTATCAAAATCTATATAAAAGAAATGTATGTTACCTTCTATAACAGCGCTAGCTATATAACCTTCATCTCCTGGTTTGGTTGAAAACTTGCTCATAACAAGTCTTGATAAAACTGCTTTTGCTGCGTCTTCTACATCTGTAGGTGAATTAAGTTCACTATCTAACGCATCTAATTTTTCTTTGATACTTTTTATTATTTCAAACTTTTCAGCTTCTTGTGATAGTATTCCTGAATCTTTTACTTTAAAGATATCTTGAAAAGCTACTAATAACTCTTGAGGTCTAAAGTTAGTAGGGGTAATAGCTTTTTTAGAACTTTCTAAATTTAGTATTTTCATTAAGGAATGAAAACCAAAAATAATGTTTAGTATTCTAATATTGGTTTTTTGACTTGCAAATTTACCTAATTTAATCTTACCAGTATGTTTACCGTAAGCTTTAACTTCTACTTTTTTATCCCCAATCATCAAATCAGGGTTATCACTACCTCTAGTATCGTATGTAGTTATAGGGTTTTTCTGGTGCTGGTAGAGCCAATATATTGCAAGTTCTCCAGGCCCAATAGACTGATCAGGGGAGAGTTTAAAAATTATCTTATATTTTTCTAAATCTCTACTGTCTACTTTTATAGTTCCAGAACCTGCAGGAACAGTATATTGCCCAAAAACTTCAGGTATCTCTCCGTCAAACTTGTCTTTTATCATCTTATCGTATTGATTAGATTCTTCAACAAGTACAGCATTATCTGTTAGTTCAGAGATAAGCTTATCTAATATAGCTTTATCTTCCGGATTTTTTATATCCGGTACACCTGTTTTAGTTCTCCAGGCCCATTCTATATATAGCTTGTCTGTTACGTTCATTATGCTTCTGGTTCTTCTCCTGCTTCAAAATCAATTGGCTCTCCGGATAGGTCTTCACCGCCTTCTTCACCGCCTTCTTCTCCTCCAGGAAAGTCTTCTCCACCTTCTGCTCCACCTTCTTCGCCAGGAAAGTCTCCGCCTCCTCCGCCACCGCCTCCGGTGTCAGTGTCAAAGTCAGCTTCTCCAGCTCCTTTCATAGGCGCTTCTTGATAGAGTAAAGCAAGTTTATCTAATGCTTGCTGGTAGTCGTCTATTTTATTAATATAGTATCTTTTGCCCATAATCTGAGCTTCAAAAGTTTTACCTGTCCATTTTAAAATATAATCCTGTCCATTTTTTAGATTGATTCTAAAAGAAGTAGGACGAGGTGAAATCCAATCTATAGAGTCTACAAACTCTTTAAAATCTTCTGTCTGTAATTTTATTAGAGCAGCTTTAAGAGTTGGAAATTTAGAAAGTATAGTATCCGTAGAATCTTCTAATACTGTTTCTTCAGGTGCTTTAGTATCAGGCTCTTCTTCTGGTTGTGGTTTATCTTCTACTTCATCAATAAGGGACTCTATAAGAACCTCTTCGTATGCTTCTAGTATTAACTTTTTTAGATCAGCTCTTTTCATATCTTAATCTAATTCTTGATTTCTATTAATTCCTGCTACTGCATCTCCGTACTTATCTAAAAGCTCTTTTTTCTTTTTAGTTAACTCTGCCATTTTAGCAAGATGTTCTTTATCTTCTTCTGATCTTTGATCTGCAGGAGTTTTAGCAACAGCTATAGTATGGTCTTTATGCTGTTTTAAAGCTTGGTCGATTTTGTCTAATTGCTTTTTAATAGCTGCTTGACCTTCTTCTAACTCCATATGAGTCCCGTAAGACATCTTTTCATCAAAAATTTCAAAAGCTCTAATTACTTGCTGGAGGTCATCCATTGCATCTGGTTCTTTCTTACTAACGTATTTTTTAAGATCTTGCAATCTTTTAACGATAGGTCCTATAATATCGTCATAATTTACTTTAGAACCGAATAATTCATCTACTGATTCGTCGAATTCATCATCGTAACCTTCTTCTTCTAATCTATCTACAAACTTACCTAAAGTAGTATCGTATCTATTACTTGAATAAACAAAGTTGAATGCTCCATATCCATCTAATCTAGAGAGCTCACTAGGGAAGTACTGTCTTACAATCTCTCTAGCTTCTTGTCCTAAATCTTCTGCTCGGTCTACAATATCTCTTAATTCAGAAATTGCATCATCATAAGATGCTTCATTCATTTCTGCTTTTTTAGCATGAATAGCTTTTCTTTGAGCGTCTGATTTATATTTACCTTCATTAGCTGGAGCAAATAATTTTTGCATATTACTCCAGAATTCAGGGAACATTTTAGAAGTATATCTCTGTGCAGCATACGTTACAAGACCTTCTCTATCTGTTTTATACTCTTCCCAATCATCCCAGTAAAAATCTACTGCGGCTTCTGCAGCTGCTAATACTTGGCTTAATCCAGGGAATTTATCAGGGTTACCTAAATCCTTATGCATTGATTGATTCATTGCATTTTGATCCGATCCTCCCCACTCTTTTAAGCTTAATTTTCTAGCTCTAGATGAGTTATGTCCTTTAGACCATGCTAAATGATCTTTAGTACCTTTTTCGTAAGGATTCTCGCTATACTTCTTACCTTTAGAAGCAGCCATTTGTCCTTCTTTTTCTTTAGCTTTTTTAGCATGAGCTATTCTCTGCTGAACCATTACCGGATGAGATTGAGCTTCTAAAGCAAGCTTATCAATCATAGGTTGCTTTTCTTCTGAGTCTAAATAGTGGAATGCTTTTGATAAGTAGTCTTTTGCTAAGATTAATTTAGATTGCCACCAATTAGGAAAATCTACTTCTCCATCAAATTGATCGTACTTAGCTAATTTTTTGTAAAGCTTAGCAGCATATGTAGCAGATTCATAAGCAGTCGATTTTAACATTCCAGGTTCATCGTCTTGATGTCCTACATCTAAGTCTTCTCCTTCTCCTATATAATCATTATCAGCTTGAGCTGCGTTTAGCATATCATTTAAGTCATGATCCTTTTGTAATGAAGGATTCTTTAAAGTTACTGCGTTAGGTAAATCATCTCCGTAACCTATATGAAGTTCAAAATCTTGTCCTTCTTTATATTTACTTTGTAGATGTTTAACAACATCTTCTATTCTATCTAAATCATATCCAAAGGTAACTAACTTGCCATCTTCTGCTTCATTTTCTTTTATATACCCTAATTTTTTAGCAATCTGATATCTTAATTGATCATCCTGATATGGTCTATTACCGAAAGTATATCTTGAATCTCTTCTAGTTTCTATGTCTATATGACTAGCAGCTTTATCTCCTAATTTTTTTATATCGCTAAATCCTAATGCATTTTCTTGCTGATAGTCTTTTTCTGATCTTCTTCTTTTCATATAATCAGTATCTGCATTTGGAACACTATGTAATTTATTATACCAAGCTTTAAATTCTGGATCTCTTTCCAGATTGGCAGTTAGTTCTGGTGATAGAGAATCTAGTCCGTTATCATCTACTTGCTGTACTGCTTTTTCTGCATCGTTTGGATCTTCTACGTATTTTAAAATAATATCACGTAAAGCATCCATGCTTTCGTCATCAAAGACTGTTGGTGTATTTTCGTTTATACCAGGAAAATTAGACGATGATAGATCTATGCCGTCACCTTGCAGGTCATCAATCATACCAGGGTCAAAATCTTTTTTATGGATATACATAACAACATTACCGGCACCGTCATCATCTACAATATCAGCGAATCTAACTGGGTCGTAGAAAGTTTCAATGGTATTTTGAGCAGCATTTAATTTAGCTTTGTCTGTTCTAGGTACTTTAAAGTAGTACATATTTTCAGGAGCTTCATTTACTTCCTCTTCTCTAGCAGCATCATTAATTTTTTCAATATGAGACTGAATATAGGAAAGATCTGTGTTTTGATTTAAACCGATTCTGTTACCTAATACGTATATATCTGAAGCAACTTTGATTGCTCTATCTAAATACTGCTTAGCTTTATTTGAATCTTTCAAAGCAATCTTTTCAATAGTAAAGAGGATATCATGTAGTTGAGCTAATTTTTTCAACCCTTCTTTATCTTCAATGCTTCCGTCTTTAATCACTCTATCAAATAAAGATTTAGCTCCAGGGCAAATATCAAAATGCATAGTTTGATAACCATATACATTAACGTTATGTTTATCAGCAGCATATTCACCTTCATTCTTATTAGCATTTTGAATAAGAGCTTGAATCTTTTTAATCATATCTCTTTCAGGATGCTTTTCTAATCTTTCTTTTTCTTTTGCGTCAGCAAATTCTTGATCAGACATACCTTCAGATAAAGATCTGAAATGTTTTACTAACTCATTAGCTAATACGTCAACATGCACAATAGCTTCACCAGAAGGTTTAACTCCTACGTCTACTAGTTCTTTATCAAACGAAAAATCTACTAAATGTAAGGTATCGTCTGAGATGTAGAAAGAAAATTGATCATCAGATCCATTTTTATATTCAACGTATATCTCGAAAGAACCTTCAGAGATGTCTTTAGCTTTCATATGTGCTACTTCATCTCCTGCATCATTTAATGCTTTAGCTACTGCTTTTCCTACGTCTTTAGCAATAGCCATCGTTTCTTCTTTTGAAAACTTTACTCCTTCTTGTTCTTTCGTGAGTGCTACATTTATACCTTTTTTAGCAAGTTTTTCAGCTTCTCCAGAATCATCAGTAGATACTACTCCTTTTTCAGGATCAATTTCCATTTCACTAAGTTGCTTTGTAAAAGATTCTTTTAACATTTGTAGTTTAGTTATAGTTTCTTTAACATCGATATTTTTTATATCTTTGTAAGTCCCATCTTGTATTGCTTTTAAGGACTTTTCACATTTAGATAGACTATCTTTAATTTCTTGGTAGGTCATATTAGACATGTTTATATACGTATATACTATAAATAGTTATTTTTTACCGCCTTTCATGTTTGCACACCAGTGGTACATTTTTCCTTTCTCTCCGCCATACTTTTTAGCCTTAGCTCTTAGAGAGGAAACAGAACCTTTACATGAGGCTCCTGATCTTTTAACTCTACCGGGTCTAGATTTTCCTTTTACTTTACCGTCGGCGTAGTTTTCTTGCATTTCAGATAAATCTACAATCCAAATTTTTGGATCAATACCGTTCTTAACTAAACCTGAAAGTCTAGTATTACCGGCAACTAGGTCATAATCGTTGTCAGAGAACTTAACAGCTATCGACATTTCGATTGTACCTCTTTTGAATGCGTCTTGGAATCTCTGTTTTTTAGGTTCTTCTAAACTATCGAAATTTAAATCGACATTTCCTAGTACGTTTTTAATCTTAGAGTAAGATGTAACGTATCCTTTTTTAGCTATATCAATCCAACCCTGTTTACCCATTTTCTCAAACTCGGGATAACGTAGAGCTTCCTCATATTCTTCGGCGAAGTTTGGGTCTCTGTAGGTTATACCTTCAAGTATGAGTTGAATTAGTTTCACTTCTTATAGTTTACTAAAAAAATCTTTTGCTAATCTTTTGTATTCTTCTTTATCAGCCGGGTCTCTTAAATCTGGGCTTGATAGTCCTTTTTGGTAGTAGTACTTTAAATTACCAAACCATCTGATAGCATCTGATTTATCTTCTCCTAGATTTGTAGATTGTGTACCGCCTTGAGGTTTGATATAATCAGAAGCAAAAGCTTTTAGAGTATCTACAGATTTAAATACCGGTGTTCCTTTTTCTTCTCCAGTTTCTACATCAACTAAAGAGTATTTAGCTCTATCGGATCCTACCTTAATTAATTTAAAGATAAACTCTCCATATCTTGATTCGAGTTCTTGAGGCCAATCTTGACCTTCAGACATTTTATTAATCTTCTTACCGGCTTTTACTGCATCCTTATGTGCATTAGAGTTTTTATGGGCAGGTTTTTCACCTCTAGCTCTTTTAGCTCTAATATTAGCCCAAAGTCCTGGTTTTTCTTCTTGAAGTTCCTTGAGTGCTTGTTTAAAATTTTTCATACAATTATACTTTATCTGAATGTTCAAATAACATTCTACCAACGATAGCTACTAACGAACCAAAAATTATCCAAAGAGCTCTAGTTACTCCTGCTTTCCAGGCTAGTAAGTCTTTAAGTTCACTAATGTATTCGTCGTATTCTCTTTTTCTAGAAGCTTCTGTTAATCTAAACTCTGAGTTTTTATTAGTGTTTACTATCACACCGTCCTCGGGGTTAAGGAGAGTATATTTAAGGTCTGAGATATCTTCTTTTACGTGTTCAAGGTCCTTCTGTAGCTGCTTAAACTCGCCATTTGGCATGTTAGTTCTTACATACTTGATTTCGGTCAATAAAGATTCAAGTAGTTCTTTCTGTGTCATTAGAAAAGTTATTTTACTAATAAATAGCTACGCTTTTTCTCTTATATACTGTGCGTAATCTTTGATACCTTCTAATAACTCATCCCTCTTTTTAGAAGACATTCCTCCCCAATTCTCTACAGTTCCGTCCTCAGTAACAAAGTTGTCTGAGGTAGATAAAGTTTCAAGAGCCCATGATTCGATATCGTCAGCAAATGCTTTTAAATTGCCAGACATCATTCTCTTTTCGTAATCTTCGTATAAACCTGCTTTTTTAAGATTAGCTTCCATTTCGACTGTGCATGGATCAAAGCAAAATCCATGAAGTTTAAACATTTTTTTAGATAAATGATGTTTCATTGGACTGCCGCATTTCGGACAAGTTAAAGGTATTCTTGTAGCTTTTTTTGCTTTATCTAATTTAGTAATGTTTTGTTTAATACCGTTTTTAATAGTCCAGGTCTTTCCAGACTCTTCCCATATATCTCCTTCTTTATGATATTCAAAAGATTTTTTATATCCGGTTTGAAGCTTGGTTTTAGCAGTAAAGTCTTTATTAACTAAGTTACGTGCTCTTTGTACGTCTGATTGTTTGAACTCTTTTTTTAATAACGATTCATTACTCATATCCTAATTCTTGTAACTTTTGTATAACATGGTCTACATTGCCGTCTTTACATCTTATTGCAATTCCGCCTTTTGCAGCCCATTCGTTTATATTAGACTTTTTATCATCTATTAATATAGCATTTTCTTTTGAATATCTCTGCTTATCTGCTGAATATGCAAATATAACTTTAGGTTTAGGGTTTAAATTATTTCTTACCCATAGGTTTTTACCAAGTCTTGATGTATCGTGTCTAGAGGGAGAGGTTAAAAGGTCTGGTCGATAAGGGTTAATAAAATCCCAAAGTCTTCTACCCTCAGGCATCCAATCCATTCCAACCCAAAATTTAACACCTATTTTATTATCTATGAGATCCCAGAAGCCAGGTGTTCCATATCTGTTTTCATACTGTTTAGGAGACATTCCTGTAAAATGTTCAAACCTTGATTCGAAGTCTGTTAAAACTCCGTCCATGTCACAATAAATTTTGTATGGGGGACTTGGTTTTTCCTCTTTTAGAGGGTACCCTTCTTTAAGAAGTTCTTTTAATTTTTGCATAACCTTTATTTATATTCATTTTTAATTTTATCTTCCCAGTTTCTAAAAGTAATATTACCTCTTAGGTAAGCTTCTTTTTCTAGTTCTAGCAAATGTTCATCTTCATTTGTATTAGATGTATTAACATCAACTAATCTTCCTTCTATATTTTGAATATGGTGTATCATTTCATGTACAAATGATCTCATAATATCTTTAGGGTGTCTACCTTGTGTGTATAGTACTATTTCATTTATAGAAGGATCGTAATATGCAGTACGTCCGAAAAAGTCAGAAGCTTCAGTAACATCTTTTCTTATTTTTACTTCTGGTAAAGGGGTAATATTCAAACCTTCATCTATCATATATTCTAAGATAGAACCCATATACGGGGTAAAATCAAAATCTGAGTTATCTGTTTTATTTTTCAAACCTACTCTAATATGATCGTCTTGAAAAGTTACAGATACAGTATCGGTTTCGACTTGGTTTCTTATTCTATTATAGAGAGTAACTAATTTAGCTCTATCATCAGATCGTACTACAGAGCGTGGAGCAACAGGAGCACCAGATGAACCTTCGTTAAGGTTCTCTGTAAACCAGTTAGAGAATAAATTTTCTATTGTATTCTCCATAGCTTCTGAAATGATAGATTGTTTTAACATGTTTAAAATTTTTAAAATCTCATCCTTATTTAACTCAGAAGGAAAAAAATCTTTTACTACATCTAAGTTTCCTGAAAGTATTGCTGCTCTAAATTTAGTAGCTCTTTGTTCTCCAGGTCCTGCTATAACTAACCCCTCAACGTTAGGAGTATTTTTATATGTAGTTATTCTCCTTAGATCTGGTATATCTTCTTCTGTTCGTATTCCTGCAATAGCGTAGAATTCTTGATCAGGATTTGCTTTAGCATAATCTTTCGAAGCAAACATTGGATTTTTTTGTCCGTCCATTATTTCAACTCCAGGAAGATATTTCTTATAAATATCCCAAATAGCTTTTGATTCCTTTTTTGATATTCCGTTTCTTTCTCCTCCTCCTATAAAGACTAATACTTTATTTATTTGTTTAACTTTATCTTTATCACCAGCTAATGCAGATGTACCTACATCTTTGTATGTGTCTGCACTATATAGCTTACCATTATGAGTTCCATTTAAAAGCCTTTTAACAACTTCAAAGTGTCCTCTATGTGGTGGTTTAAATGCTCCTGGATATAATGCTATCATGCTAAAAAGTTTTGTACATCTCTATCTATCTCTTGAGGAGTAGAGTGCTTAAGTAATTCTTGGAAGACAGGTGAAAATAGCATTTCAGCAATACTCTCTAAGACTGCTTCATTATCTTGATCTCTTTTTTCTTTACCGTCTCTGTATTTTTTAAGAGTATCTCTCATTTTATCATCTCCAGGACCTGCTCCTATCTTTCTGTAAGATTTCAAGAAAGCATTTTTCATTGCTTTATCTTCGGATCTATTTTCTTTATCGTAATCTATACCTTGGATAGCTTTTTGAAACTCTTCTTCTTCCTGCTTAGACATTTCTACAGGCTTAAAAAACGATGATTTACCGTAACCTGTTTTTTCGTTATAATTTTGAAGGTAGTCTTTTATGCCTGCAGGACCATTTTTTGCTGCAGTATTAAATCCTTCTATCTCTTTATCGTATTCTCCTCCTCTAGTGTTAACAAAAATTGAAAAATTTCCTTTTAATTTTTTATTGAAGTCACCAATTTTTTGGTAAGCATTTCTCCAGGTACTAAAAATAGATGCAGAAGGAATGTTTCTTTCTCTGGTAAAATTTGAAATATAAGAAATCATAGGATGAGTATATACCATTATCATATATACATCATATCCGTTTTTAATTAGTTTATCTAGATTTTTATCAAACTGAACTCCAGATGCTGTAGTGTCCCAAACAAAACTAGTTTTCTCGTCCGCTGCCGCTTCTACGTCCTTGTTGACTTGGCGGCTGGCTGCTCCTAGGTTGTTGTAGTACGGGTGGTCTGGATCCTCGACGTATTTGTCCGGATTGAACTGGGTTAGAGAGTCTAGGGACAACTGATTTAGGAGATAGGTTTTCCCTGCTCCAGCTCCTCCTGCCATTATTACGGCTTTGGGTTTGGTCGTTGCTTCTAGGATTAATTCTGATAGTTTCATTATTATTTCTTCCTCTATTAAGGTTTAAAATTTCACTTCCTCTTCTTCCTTTGATGTGTATCTTAGGCTGTACTTTAGGAGGACTATAATTATAAATAGGAGGATTAACGTACCAGTTCCTATAATTCCAATTGAATCCTCTATTGGGCCAACCGTAGTATGGGTATGACCAGATGTTCCAGTAGTTATTGTAGAGTCCGTAGTTAAATCTTGTAAAATTAAAATCAAAGCTATCATAATTATATCTTTGAAAATCTCTCAAAGGAACCGCTAAAGTATCACCAGTAGAGGTTACAGTTAAGATCTTTTCTATCTTTACTCTGTTTTTGGTACTTATTTGGTAAGTTCCACAACTATATAAAGATACGAAAAAAACTGCAGAGAGACAAATTTTTACAAGTTTATTCATAGTTTCAAAGATGTTGGATAACTATTATAAATAGGTTCAGTATTAGGGTTTTCCAACTGGTATAATTTATAAATCATCTGAAATAATTCAAAGTTTTTATCTATATCATCTATGTTTAGTATTTTCCACCCTTTACCTTGGTATACTCCTTTTTTCTTAGAAGGGCCTCTAGATTGAGCTTTCAACCATATAATTCCGGTTCTTTCTATATCAATACCTTTGGATTCCCCTAGAGCTTTAGCATAAGAAGCTAACTGTAAGTCATAGGACTTATGTATACTATTAGATGTTTTTATATCAAGTAACCAAGTTTCACCGTCCATTTTAACTACTAAGTCAGCGGTACCGGCATACTTATATTTATCCGACCAAACGAATTCTTCTGTTGATATAAGTTCTGGTTTATAAGTTGACCAAAATTCATAAAACTTAAGAATCATTTCCCATACTATTTGAGAATATCTTGCATTTCCGTAATCATCCATCCAAGATACCTCTTCTCCTTTAACTAAAGCTTCTGCAGCTTCATGAACCTGTGTTCCTTCTTTACCTGCTCTTCTCATAATCAGATCAGCGTTATGCCCAACGTCTTTGAGCCAAGACTCGAAAAACTTATTTTTGGGCATATACTGGAGTATGGTAGTTACGGACGGATAGTATACTCCTTCTGATCTTTTATAAACTCTCCTATCAAGAAAGTTAATTTGTTTTAATTGTGGATTAAAATCAAGTCTGTTTTTTTCATTCTGTTCAAGAATGTTCATACCTTGCTTTATCATAGGTCAAGTTTGTGCAGCATTATACCTGATAGGTCTAATTCTTCTGCTGATTGAATTAATTCGGTAAAAGCTTTAAAGCCCATTTCGGAAGGGTCTTTATCGGGGAGGTTAACTAGAAATACTCTTTTACCTTGATTAAGTAATTGTTCGGCTATTTGTAATGCTCTATCTCGAGCATCCGTATCTAACGCAACGTAAATGTCAGATACATTACTAGTTATAATCTTTTTATATAATGAGTTAGAGACGCTCTTTCCCAGTATAGGTATAGCGTTTCTACGTATTGCCATAGCATCAAATACACCTTCACATAATATAATGGGTGCATTCCAGTTTATTAAATTTTCGAAGAAAATTATATCTTTTGAGGCTTCAGGATTCTTGTACTTAAAGTAGTTGCCATCATAAGTTCTTGCAACAAAAAAGTTGAGTTGATTGGATTCAGAATAACTTGGGATAATAACTCTTCCTCCATACTCTCCATTAGTTGCGTATCCAATCCCATATTTAATAAAATCATTATCGGTAAGTCCTCTTTCATATAAGTACTTTTTTACTAAGTTAGCTACTATTGATGTACTTGAAGCGGAATACAGT